ACACTAAACAAAATCAAAGTTCTATTAGGTATGGAAGAAACTCCACAAGTAGACGAAGCTACTCCACAAGAACTGGAGGAAGCAAAAGAGCAACTTAAATTCGAAGAGGCAGCTTTAGAAGATGGAACTATTATTAGCGCAGATGCTTTTGAGGTCGGCAACGCAGTTTTTATCGTTGTAGAAGAAGACCAGCAACCTTTACCAGTTGGAGAATATGCTTTGGCAGATGGCTCTCTTTTGGTAGTAGAGGAAGAGGGTGTTATCGCTGACATTAAAGCAGCTGATGAAGAGGTTGAAGAGGTAGTTGAGGAAGAAGTTGTTGAGCAATCATCTGACGATTCTAAGGAAGCTATTATCCAAGCTATCGGAGTAATGGAAAACCTATTGCAAGAGTTTAATGCTTTGAAAGAAGAATTTGCATCTATTAAAGAAGAGGCAAAAGAAAACGCAGTAAAAGTAGAAGAGTTTGAAAAGGTAGGGGAAGAAATTAAGCCGAACCCAGAAGGTAATTTTAAACAAGTAAGTGAAAATGTTGATTTGTCTAAACTGACGGCTCAACAAAAAGTACAATATTTAATCCATAAAAATAAATAAAATGGCAACAAACATTTCAAGTGTATACGTTGGTGAGGAAGCAGCAGGTTTCATTTCAGCATCTCTATTATCTGGAGAAACTTTAGGTAAGGGAAACATTACTGTTTTACCAAACGTATCGTACAAAGTTAATTTGAAGAGTTTTGATTTATCTACGTCTAACGTGGTAGACGCATCTTGCGACTTTACTGCTGCTGGAGATGTAAATTACACTGAAAAAGCTCTAACACCGGGTAACTACCAACTTAATCAGAAACTTTGCAAGAAAGACTGGTTAGCAACTTTCGCAGGAGCATCTATGAACGTAGGTGTTGATGGTGCACTACCCGGAAATTTCCAAGAGTATGTAATTTCACACGCTGGTGCGTTAGTAGGTCAAGAGGTTGAAAAATCTATCTGGGCTGGTGCATCTGGAACTACTGGACAATTTGATGGTTTCCAAGCACTATTATTGGCAGATGCCGGCGTAACTGATGTAGCTGCTACTACTCTTAACGCTGGAAACATCGTTGCAGAGTTAGGTAAAGTAAGAGATGCGATTCCTTCTTCAGTTTACGGAAAAGAAGATTTAGCTATCTATATGGGTACTGCTGCTTTCAGATTTTACATTTCTGCACAAGCTGTTTTAGGTTACCTTAACCAGTTCCATGCTGGAACAACAGAGGCGAACTTTGAGGGTATCAAATTAATCTGGTGTCCGGGTATGGATGCAGACAAAATGGTAGCTGCTCGTAAGTCTAACTTGTTCTTTGCTACTGACTTGGTATCTGACATGGCAGAGGTTAAGCTATTAGACCAAGGTAACGTAGATGGTTCTGACAACGTTCACGTAGTAATGCGTTACAACGCTGGTGTTGGATATGCGACATCTGGCGACATCGTTTATTACAACGCATAATTAATAATTTAGGTGGGAGGGTAAAACCTCTCACTTTTTTAAAACCCTTTATAATATGGCTTGTGAAATAGCAAACGGAAGAGTGTTAGAATGCAAAGAATCAATCGGAGGTATTCGTAACGTATATTTCGCAAATAATGGAGATGGTGGTTCATTAACTATTGATGCTGAGGGCGATTTAACTGGATTAGGTTCAAGTTCTTCAGATGTCTACAAATACGAATTAATCCCACAAGGCTCTAGTTTTGACGAAGTGGTTACAGTATCCGAAGAAAATGGTACGGTATTCTACGAGCAGACTTTGACTTTATCGTTGCCTAACTTAACGAGCGTATCTTTAAAGGCTCTTAAGATTTTAGGTCAAGGTAGATTCCAAGTTTACATTGAAGATAATAACATTGACGAAGCAACTGGGCAAGGTAAAGTTTATTTAGCTGGTGCTTTTAACGGTGTTACAGTAACTGGTGGAAATGTAGGTAGAGGTCAAGCGTTCGGAGATATGAACGGATACAACCTTACATTAACTGGTAGAGAGCAGAGAGCAGCACTATTGTGTACTGCTGGTACAACTGCTGGAGCGTTACAAGGGTTGACAAACCCACCAACAGAAAACGCATCTTAATACTATAATTCGATAATATTAAAGCCTCCACAATAGTGGGGGTTTTTTTATATAAAACAATTTGTAGTATTTACTATTTAATTATATAACATTAAACAAAGATAAAATGCCTACTAACAATATTGTAAGACAAGGAACGAGAGCAGTAGCCGTAACACCAAGCGATAGCACAGATATTACTGGAGCAGACTTTAACAATCCAGCAGCATTGTACGTTGGAACTGGTGGAGATGTTGAGGTTATCACTTTAGGTGGCTCAACGGTTACTCTTAAATCAGTACCTACTGGTACGTTTGTTCCTATGCAAGTAACAAGGGTGAAAGCAAGTGCTACTACTGCAACTGATATTATTGCTATATTTTAAATAGAGGATTATGTTAAACATAATTCAAAATACAATAGGCTCTCTGGCTCGTGCTGGGTTTAGCGTTATTCGTGATGGTCTAAAGATGTGGTTACCTTTTACTAAGGCAGATGTAGGTGCAACTACCCAAACAACACCAGATAAATCTGGCAACGACAACAATGCTATTTTAAAGACTGGAAAGACTTTAGTTTTTAATAATAACGATTCAGTAGAAACATCTTTTCCGTCAAGTAAAACAATTAAGACAATAGCGTTTTGGATTTACCCTACGCATTCAGCACAATTTGAAACATTGTTTAACTTAGGTATAACAAACATACCAGTATCTCCTTTAGGTGATAGAGTTATACAATTAAACCATTTAACAATATCAAATAAATCTAACTATCCTTTAAACTTTGATGTATATATAGATGGAGTTTATAGAGGGGAAACTACTTACAACGGAGATAATCCTACCTTATCGCTTAATCAATGGCAGAGAGTTGTTTTTGTTAATTCTAACGGCACATCTACTGTAAACGATACATTTGATATAGCTTATACTGGAAGTGGCTCTCATGGTCGTTTTAAAATGTCAGACCTACAAATCTATGGTGCTGAATTTACAACCGATGATATTGCTTATGACTACGCAAACCCTCAAAAGTTAGTAACCGACAACGCAAGTTCAAACGTAACATTATCAAGCTTATATTTATATCTTGCTATGACAGAGGGAGCTGGTAGTATTGCTTATGATTCTTCTAGTGGCACTCGTTATGATGGAGTAATTATTGGGGCAACGTATGAATCTGGACAACAACGGATTTTGCAAACTGGGATGATAAGCTGGGCAAAGTCTACACCAGTTTCTGACGAGATACTTTTACCATATAACCCTAATAACGTAACTGAAGACATCTTAGGAAACGCAGTAAGGGTTAAAGGTAGTGGGTTTAATTTAGACGGTACTGGTTATGCAGAGGTGTTGAATGATAATGATTTTGACATACCACAAGACGGAGCGTTTACTTTTATGGGTTGGTTGAAATTTAAGTTTGTGAGTACTGGTAGTGGGCTAAATGTTGTTTATGCTAACGGTGGTCTTTCTACTGATACTAATACCTTTTCAATTAGCACAAATAGTTCTAATAAAGTTATTGCTTATGTTAGTGGTACTTTTACAGAAGCCTTAGACAGTTCGTTTGACAAAACTGACGGAGATTGGGTGTTCTTTGCAATAACAAGGAACGCTGGTAGTGATATTAAATTCTATTTGAATAAGGTAGATACAGACGGAGTAGAAAAGCCTATGTTGGCGAGAACTCGAAGTAATAACAATTCTTTGACAAACGTAAACGTCAAGTATATTGGCAGGGACTCTGGTAGTACAAGATTTTATAAGGAAAGGATAGATGATTTAATTCTTTATAATACCGAATTGAGTTTAGACGATATTACACAAAACTTTAACGCAACAAAGTCTGGACATAATAACTAAGAAAATGATAGGAAATATATATATTTGTTTAAACGAAGAAACTTACAACTCTGAATTGCCAGACTTGTTTTCACGTTACCGAAGAGCAGAATTTGACGAGGAGGGTGCTTTGGTGCAACTCCTACCGACAACCTACGCTGAAATGGGCGAAGATAACAAAAGGCAGTATGGTCATGTTTTAACATTCACCAAAGACGGTGCAAACTTTTACATATTAGAATTTACTGCAAGTTGGTTGAGTGGAGAGGTTTCTTACTTGCTTGATTTAGGTCAAGGATTAGAATATCCAAACAACGCAGTATTGACATCTGATGAGGCAGTTCAATTAGTACAAGAAAACGCACAAGAATAATGTATATATTTAGTGTAACTAGCGATGTGGATTACCCAGCAGAACTTTACGTTCCGTTGGACTATGACGTTGTAAGCCGTTCTAATTACTTTTTACTTAATACTACTAACTTACAGACTAACGTAAGTAGAAGCGTTGTATTAACAAAGGATTATTATAACGCAAGAAACACTAAATTTAGCTTTACCTTTTACGCTGAGGATAATGTAGCAAAGGATAGAGTAGTATATCAAGAAACATCGTTTTTCAGTTATGACATTTACGAGCAAACGAGCGAAACAAATACAGACATCACAGATGCGTCTGTTATAGCAAAGAGAGAAACTGGAAAGTTTTGGGTTGGTGGCGATAGTCAAGTTACCTACGTTAAACAAGCAGAGGCAAACCCAACTAATTCCGTATATCTAAAAATATGAGTTTAAGAATAGTAAATTTAGCAGCAGAGAAATCTCCAAAAGCAAAGGAATCAGCATCGAAAGAGTGGGTTTCTTATGGAGATGATAACAACTACTTTGAATATCTGATTGACAGATACAACGGTAGTGCCGTAAATAACGCAATTATCTCGTCTGTAAGCGACCAAATCTATGGAGAGGGGTTATCATGTACTAATGAGAGTAAAAAGCCGTTAGACCACGCTAAAATGAAGTCTATATTTAAGGCTGATGATTTGAAGCGAGTTGCACATGACTTGAAACTACTCGGACAAGCTGCTTTTAATATAGTTTGGAATAAGGGAAGAACGCAAATATTAAAGGCGAAGCATATACCTATGCAGAACCTTAGACCAGAGAAAGCAGAAGAGGGCGACATTAAGGCTTATTACTATTCAGACGATTGGTCTCAGTACAGAAAAGAGCGATATGCCCCAAGACGTATTGAAGCATTTACTGGAGCAAGAGGCGAAGAATCTCAATTAATGGTTATTAAGCCTTATGCTGCTGGATATTTTTACTTTAGTCCAGTTGATTACGCTGGATGTTTGCAATGGGCAGAAATTGACGAAGAGATAGGTACATATCACTTGACAAATATCCAGAACGGCTTTGCACCTACAATGATGATTAATTTTAACAATGGGCAGCCTACCGAAGATGAACAGAATCATATTGAGCGTAAGGTTACTCAAAAGTTACAAGGTGCAAAAGGTAAAAAATGGCTTATATCATTTAACGATGATACATCAAACGCAACAACGATTGAGAGTTTGCCAATCTCAGAAGCAAGTGAGCAGTACAAGTTTTTAAGCGAAGAGGCTACTCGAAAGATATTGATAGGTCATAAAGTTACCAGTCCAATTTTATTTGGTATTAAAGATAATACTGGACTAGGAAATAATGCTGAAGAGATAAAAACTGCCTCGCAGTTGTGGGATAACTTAGTTATTCGACCATATCAAAATATGATTCTTGACGCTATTAACGAGGTGTTACTTGTTAATGGTATTGTACTTGACACATATTTCAAAACATTACAACCGATTGAGTTCGTAGAAACTGATGGCTTAGATGCTGCCGAGGTTGAAAAAGAAACTGGGATAGACCAAGACGAAGAGGACTATCAAGAAGACGATTTTGCTAAGTGCAAAAAAAAGAATTGTAGTGGTGGTAAATGCAAATGCCAAAACTACTCTAAAGAGGATGAGAAGAACGACATCATTGTAGCAAATGCTTTAATTGATTTAGGCGAAGAGTTAAGTGCTGACGAGTGGGAAGTTATCGAAGAGGTAGATGCTGAAACACATGAAGAATTAGAAGCATATAAATTTGCATCTACTGGAGTAGCAAGACCAAACTCAAAGAGCGACCAAGATGCAACTATCGGGGGTTATATGTACAAAGTACGATACGAATATTTCCCTAAGAAAATAAGCAAGAACTCAAGAGAGTTTTGTCGTAAGATGGTAGCAGCAGACAAGCTATATCGTAAAGAAGACGTTATCTCAATGGGAGATAAATCAGTAAATGCTGGTTGGGGATTAAATGGTGCAGATACTTACTCAATATGGAAGTATAAAGGGGGAGGCTCATGCCACCACAAATGGAGAAGAAAAACATTTAAGTCTTTAACTAAGATAGACACAAAAAGTCCTTTAGCACCGACTGTATCAACTAACAAGGCTGACAAAGAGGGTTATAGAGTACGTAATGAGAAAGAGGTGGCAATGAAGCCAAAAGATATGCCTAACAAAGGATTTGTAAATAAAAAATAAGATGGCAGTATTATTTGTAAACGAAGATAAATTAAAGAGTTCTACGGCAATCAACTACAATGTTGATACTGCCTTTTTACTACCTTTTTTAAAGATAGCACAAGATAAGCACCTACAGATTATCTTAGGTACTAAGCTATATGATAAATTACAGAATGACATTGCTGGTGTGGATGGTGCAACTTTACAAGGGCTTTACAAAACCTTAGTTGATGACTATATCCAAGATGCTATTATTCACTACGCGCTTGTGGTGGC